AATCAATTACCCCACCCTATTGGAGGAAAAACCGTGTACCACACCGGTCCTCTGATAGGGCCTGATAGCAAGGGATTTGAGATTTAAAAATGAAATAGGCTTTAGGTATAGGAGAGGATAACCCCCTTAACAGGAGAGGGCGTTTTAATACCCCCACCATTAGGATAAACAGGGGCCTCCAGTCGTGTACTCCGCCGGTGCTCTGATAGGCGCTGGTAGCAAGGGATCTGAGTTTTAAAATGAAAATAGTTATTAGGAAGGGAAGGGGATTACCCTGTTAACAGGATATAATTCCCAACCCCACAGTATAGGAATAATAATTCCCATAGTCACAGTATAGGAATTTTAATTCCACCACCATTAGGTGATATACCACAGCATAGGAATAACAAGACGGGTTCGTACGTCTATAAACTTGCGAACACTCGGAAGTTGAGCGTCGCTTTACTTCTTTAACTTAACTACATAGAGAGGATATAAATATGTATAACAATGAAACAACAGCGGAAGCTGAAGCACGAGAACTACAGCACGAAAGTCTTATGGTTGATGTTGCACAACTAGCTTTTGATAAGAGAGCTAGGAAGGCAAAGGATAAAGGCCAAGAGACATCACTCAATTCAACACAGTCTCACTTCCTTAGAAGTATTGAGGTAGTAGGTACTCAGATTGAGCATGAAATAAAGATGGCGGTAGGACCAGCGCCGGGAGTAAAGAAACTACATTGGTTAGCCATGAAGGATGATGACCCAATGGAACTAGCTGCGATAGTCTGCTATGAAGTAATGAACGTAGGTACTTATGGCGCCAAGGCTATGGAAGTGGAAAGTAAAATTGTAAAAAGAATTCAAGAGCTAAGAGCTTGGAAGGAATTCAGAAAAAACAATAGAGAACACTTCAAGAAACTCAGGACCTACCTGAATGAAACTACTGGCGGTTCTTATAAACGTCAGAAGTTAACCCAGACTGCAGTTCAATCTGGTGTTGATTACAAAGGCCATCGTATAGATGTAGCGATAGGTGCTGCACTACTTAAGTGTTTCATTCTATCAACAGGCTTGGCCCATGTAGTTAACATAAGGAAACCCGGGAATACTAAACATAAAGTATCTATGATTGAGTTCGTACCTGAAGTTAAAGCTGACCTAGCTAAGAGACACGGCGAGTTCGGCAATAACTTTCCAGACAAGATGCCAATGTTATGTAAACCTGATCCATGGACCAGCCTATCTAATGGCGGATTCATATGTAATGCATTGAGCGGCAGCTTGATAAGACATGCGACCGAGGAATATAAACGAGAGGTCAATGTCTCTGAACTGCAGCCGATGTTGGATGGGGTAAACCGAATCCAAGATACAGGATTCAGAGTGAACCAAAGAGTACACGCTCTTGCTGATTATCTCTTCTATCATAAAGAGAGAGGCACTATTCAGACTAGATCTTTACCTGAACCAGCAAGTAGACACGGCCAGCCTGACCTACCAGACTATCCCTTTGAACTACCCGGGATGACGGTAGCTGAACGTAAGGATGCCTACGCTAAGATGATGGACGAGGATAAGGATGAGCTTAAGCGTATCAACAGTAAGCGCCGAGCACTTAAGGACGCTTACAACAGAGAGGTATCTAAGTGGGAGTCAAGTAAGAATACACTGAAGGTAGCTCGTATTCTTAATAACATGAAGGGCCTGAAGTACAGACTTGATAAGAACTTTCTTAAGAGAACTCAAGGTATGTATGAACAGCCTGAAGATAGCTTCTACTATTCTATCTCTACAGATTTCAGAGGTAGGAACTACGCTTTAAGTAAGCACTTGAATCTTCAAGGCGGTAGCTTACAGAAGGGACTGCTAGAGTTTGCAGTACCAGAGAAGGTAGGAACTAAAGGTGTCTACTGGTTGAAGGTATCATTGGCCAACTCTTTAGGTACTGCACCTGACGGGACCAAGGTAGATAAGATGACCTTTGATGACCGAGCAAAATGGGTTGATGAGAACTATCAACTTATTATGGATACTGCAAAGTCATATGAGTTTGTACTAACTGAAGGTGGTAAGCTTAAAGAACCAAGCTTTGAATACACAGCACTGTTTGAAGCTGCGGATTCACCTTGGGAATTCATAGCTGCAGCCATGGAGTTAGCTGACTACTGGAATAATCCTAGTCCTGACTTTGAGTCTCATGCAATAGTTTTACTGGATGCGGCACAGTCAGGTATTCAACATCTAACAGGTATGATGCGTGATTCTACTAGTGCTAAGTTTGTAAATGTACTTCCTAATTCGCAACCATATGATATGTATAAGAAAGTTGCGGATACAGTAGAGAAAAGGATAGCGGATAAGCTAGCTAAGGATATACCCTTCAAGCTAGACTATGGTTTCAATGCTAACAATTCTTTCTGGGAAGTGTATGCAACTATAAACTTATTCAAGGAAGAGCCTAAGCCATTCCGCTGCACTATCTATAAAACCAAGACCGAGGCTGACGCTAAGAACTACAAGGAAACAACTAGCTTCACCCCGGCTGACATCTTAAGAAGATGGCAAGGCCATGTAGATAGAAAGCTGTGTAAGAAGTCAGTGATGACCAAGGTGTACAACAGTAAGATGTATAGGCAGAACGAATTCATCGAAGAGTTTCTTGACAAGCAGATAGCTGACAATAAATTCCAAGATGAGAACGGGAATCCTACTGACTGTTTACAGTTTGAGATAAAACCTGACGAGCAGAATCCGATGAGATGGAGTTGCATTAGATACTTCGTCACTGAACTTTGGCATACCATCGATGCAGTAGTAGAAGGACCCGCTGAACTAATGGCTTGGTTCAACGAGGTTGCTGCCATCGTAGCTAAGAACGAGCAGTTCATTTGGTGGACCAGTCCGATAGGCCTACTTGTATCACAGAGTACAGCTAAGTATAGGAAGACTAAGAGTTTCACAGTGGATCTCATACTTCAGCAGCTCAAGGGTACACCTAAGAAAGCTAACAAGCCTAGGGTATCTAGGAAGGGTGGCCATGCGACGGATGATGTAAGGATAGACGATGCAACACGGGCCTTCAGCCCAAATTTCGTGCATTCTTTCGACGCAGCTTTGCTACTAGATAGCGCCAACAAAGCTTATGACAAGGGTGTAAGAAACTTTGCATTCGTTCATGATGCTTACGGTACTAGTCCAGCTAGCATTGAGAAACTTATACAGTCAGCTAAAGAATCTTACGTAAGTATCTATAGCGTAGATGTACTGGATAAGTTATATCAAGAACTGGTAGAGCAGACGGGGTTAGAGATACCTAGGCCGCCTAAGCTAGGCAACTTGGACGTGACTCAAGTATTAGAGTCGGACTACTTCCTTGCCTAAAGGCCTTACAACTCGCATCTAATCTAAACTCGCAAGGTTAAAACCCCTGTATTTCCGGGGGTTTTAATTCACAGAGTTATAGAGAACTAAACGAAAAGGGAACTCTATGAACAATGACAAATTAAATAGTATGAGCAGTGACAAGGTACAGTTAGCCGCCTTCAAACTCTTGGACCAGATGCAGCGCATCCCTCAAGAGGAACAGCTGGGCGCAGCTAGCTTTATGTTTCTACTCATATCAAAGAAGTATGGACTAGACGCACGTCAATCAATGCAATGGGCAGAAAGAATTTTTAGAGACTCATTAAGTAAAGGCCGAGGCGAAGCTGCTCGGGCGATACAGGCATATCTGGAGGGCGAGCATTGAGTATGTACACCGAACGTTTGGTAGATAGAGCACACGCTTATCTATCTAGAGGTGACGTTATACCTCTCGATCTATTTTCGGAGCTCATGGTAGCCGGAATAGATGTAATACAACTTGAGAAAAACCATGCAAATCAAACTAAAGGACAACATAAAAATGGCACAACAATATAATAAAAAAGTTACAACACCAATTGGTACAATGGCGTACCCTTGGTTAACACCCGGCAATCCCGATATCAAATTCGGTGCGCCCGGCCACTATAAAGTATCACTCACTATCTCTGGACCAGAAGCTAAAGAGTTTGTAGATAAGATGAATGCAATTAAAGCTGAAGGCTTAGCTCATTTACAAAAGGCTAACCCAAAGCTACAAGATTTAGTCATGCCTATTGACGAAGCTAAAGATGAGGAAGGCAATGTTATTCCAGACTCATGGGTAGTAAGAGCTAAAGCTAAGGCAGCATTCAGAAACCCAGATGGAACAGAGACTGCAAACAATTTAATCCGAGTTGATGCAGATAAGAAACCTATGCCTGACGATATAGCTATATGGTCCGGGACTAAAGGTAAGCTTGCGCTATCTGTTGGGGCCATTGATGTCTCAGTGTACAAGGGAATAGTCCTACGTCTAGCAGCCGTGCAAGTTACAGAGCTGGTTGAAGGTGGCGGTGGTAACTCTATGTTTGATAAGGAAGACGGCTACTCAGCACCAGCTGAAGCACCTAAAGAAACTAGAGTTGTAACTGAGACTGTAGAAGAAGACGATGAAATACACTTTTAATCAGACGGCATTAAGGCTCGGGTTCCGCTCGGGTCTTGAGGCTCAGGCTGCTCAAGAACTTAAGACGGCCAAGGTAACGTATGAGTATGAAGCTAAGGATAAGAAGCTAGCTTATACAAAGCCTTCAAGTAAACACAAATATAATCCTGACTTCAGTTTCCCTGATAGCAATATCATCATAGAAACTAAAGGTCTTTTTTCCAGCACGGATCGTGCAAAGATGCTACTGGTCAGGGACCAACATCCAGAGGTCAGCATTAGATTTGTATTCTCCAACATGAATGCCCGAATAGGGAAGAAATCAAAAACAACTTATGCAATTTGGTGTGAGCGTAACGGATTCCAATACGCAAATAAACATATACCGAATGCATGGATAGAGGAAATTAAAGATGGAAGTAAATCAGATTAAGTACTTGGTTGTACACAGTTCTCATACACCAGATGATGACAAGCTTACACCTGAAGCGCTGATACAAAAGCATAAAGCTAGAGGCGCCAAAGATTGTAAGCACCACTACATCATAGACCGTGATGGTTCTGAGGTTAAGGCTCGCAACATAACACAGCCGGGAATTGGTACAGAAGAGTTTAACTTAGAAAGTATTTCTATCTGCCTCATGGGTACAACAGAGTACACAGCAGCACAGAAGAGGGGACTGCGGAAATCTTTAGTCAGTCTCCTTGACGTGTTCCATAAAGCCAGAGTTGTAGGCCACGACGAGATTGAACCTGAGGTAGGTAAAGACTGCCCGGGATTCAGTGTTAAGAAATGGTTCTATAAAGATGGGTAACTTCAAGAAGCATGTCCCTTGTGAAGCTTGCGGATCATCCGATGGTAACGCTATCTACGAAGACGGTAGCAGTTACTGCTGGGTCTGCAAGGCAGTGTCACAAGGGTCAAATGTTTCTGGCCCAAAAATTAAGAGAGGAAATTATAAATTGATTAATGAGATTAGCTATCAAGCTTTAGTAAAACGAAGTATCAGGGAAGACACCTGTAAGAAGTACAGCTACGGTATGGCTAAACACAATGGCAAGAATGTACAAGTAGCTACGTATAAAGATTCAAAGGGTGCACCACTGGCCCAGAAGTTAAGAACCAAAGATAAGAAGTTCAGCTGGGTAGGTGATGGTCAAGAGGTAGGACTCTTTGGTCAGCATCTATTTAGTGGTGGCAAGATGCTCACTGTTTGTGAAGGCGAAGTAGATACACTTACTGTATCCCAAGTCTTTGATAATAAGTGGGCCGTAGTTGGAGTACCTCACGGTGCACAGTCAGCAGTAAAGTTTATAGCTGCCAACTTAGATTTCTGCAATAGCTTTGACAAGGTAGTTCTATGCTTTGACATGGACAAGCCGGGTCAGGATGCAGCTAAAGAAGTAGCAGAACTATTCACCCCGGGTAAAGCAGCAATTGCATATCTACCTGAGAACGACCCGAACGATATGTTAGTAAAAGGATTAACCAAAGAATTAATTAATGCAGTCTACTCAGCAAAAGTATTTAGACCAGATGGGATTGTGTCCTCAAAGGATACATGGGATCTCATCACTTCTGTTGATGATGAAGAGACTGCGGACTATCCCTATGATGACCTGAACACAATCACAGGCGGCCTCAAGAAGGGTGCACTAGTGACTGTATGCGCTGGGTCAGGGATAGGTAAGTCTCTCTTCTGTAAAGAAGTAGCGTACCACTTACTGCAACAAGGTAAGAAGGTAGGGTACATAGCTTTAGAAGAGAGTGTGAAGAGGACGATGCAAGGACTTATGTCAATACGATTGAATAAACCCTTGCACCTCAACACAACACTTGTAGATGCAGCCGAGCTGAAGGAAGCTTGGGATGAGGTAGCCTCCGATAGCCTCTATCTCTATGACCACTTCGGGTCTACAGATTCAGATAACTTACTCAATAGAATAAGGTATATGAACAAGGCCTTAGGCTGCGACTACATTTTCTTGGACCACCTTAGTATCGTAGTGTCTGGTGCCTCGGCTAGCTTAGACGAGCGCCGACTCATAGATAACACTATGACTAAACTACGTACGCTGGTTGAAGAGACCGGGATATCACTGACCATTGTCAGTCACCTCAAAAGAATTGAAGGCAATCGAGGACACGAAGATGGAGTAGCTGTTAGCTTAGGACACCTAAGAGGAAGTCAAGCTATCGCTCAACTATCAGACCAAGTCCTCGCCTTGTCTCGCAGTACAACATCGGATACCAAAGACCTGACTACCCTGAGTGTATTAAAGAACAGATACTCAGGAGAGACAGGCGATGCAGCAACACTTAAGTACGACCCAGTTACTGGACGACTTAAACAAACAGACCCATTAGATTTACCTAGTGAGTCTGTATCTTTTTAAATCAAACACTTGCGAACAGGCAAGTACATTAGGACTAGCAAATGAAAATCAC